GTGTCAAAGATGTATTAAAAAACCGCCCACCCTTTGAAGAATTGCAACTTACGCACAATGTCTGCAAATTCCATTCCTCATCACTTCCACCCGCTTGTCTTGGCACTATGTGATCAACGCTGTTGCCGTCCATGCCGCACTGTTGGCATGTGTGCCCGTCTCTATTGAGTATGCGCTCGCGTATCTTGCGCCACTTAGATGTTGAGCCGTTGTCTTTGAGTGCGCTGCTCATTAGTAGTACCCATTCGCCTGGTGGAACGCCCATGCCTTGCATGGTGCTTTATAACGTTTCGTTATGTAATGAATGGTTGAGTCTATCTGTCTGAATGGGTCAAGGTCACGGTAATGCTTTGACCGCATTTGCCCCAGTCCATAGTGACTGCCATTGCGTGCAGTGTATGACCACCGTGATTCCTTTGTGATGATCTTGTTGAAACATTGGAATTCTTTATAGTCAAGAATCCTTGAATGTGCATATAGTTTCAAATGGTCAATTGAGTAATTAGCTGCATTTGCATTGAGTGTGCCCGTTATTGAAAGCACTGCCAATAAGGCATAGACCTTGCCCATTAGATCGATTCGCCCTCGCGCGCTCACCGCCTCAGCGGCGCGCTTCAAGCGATTAGATCGTAGCGCACCTGTCAAGTAAATGAATAACTTACGCATGGCGTTGGGCGTGTCCCACAGGTTTTTTGCACCTGTGCATAACTTCTGTGGATAACTATTCATTGATGACCCCAGCCCGTCCCTTTAAATGAAATCCCAAAAGTTGAGTGCACCCGACTCATGTTTGCCCCGCAGCAAATCGGCTCGCGTTCCTCGTGGATTGATCTATCCACTTCAACACTGATTTGGCACACCTGGCATTTAAATTCATAGATCGGCATTTGATGTTCCAATCTGCGCAACTGTCATACAACTGCAAATTGTGCATTGCAGCGTTTCCACCCCTGGTGGTAATAAGTCCGTGATTCTGAGAATTAGCTGCGTCGTTACCTTCTTGCACATTCGACATTCAAATCGCAGTTTGTCCATAAGTGGATTTCCTCAAATTTTCTATTGGTTGCAAATTGATTTGCGTGACCCACCAGTTTGGTTGTTTTGAATGACGATAACGCGGCTTTTTGGCTATTGCTACGGGAATCCACCCTGCAATGAAGTAATGCGGTGATTTGCCAGTCACCAGCACTGCAATGTCTGTTGTGCGGTCGTATTCGTGAACGATCAATTGCCCGGCAACATACTTAGTCCACTTGACTTCAATGCCATTGCCCACGTCAGCCTTTACCTTGTATTTTGGCTCATGTGGGTCATAAGCAACACCCAGGTATTTGGCAACAATCCATTCACTGCCAATGGTTTCAGCCCATTCAGCAATGTATTCGAAAAACCCTATTTCAGTGTTGTACCTTGCAGCGTCATTGACCTGGTTGTTTCCGTCAATTGAAAATTGAATTGCAGCCTTTAAACACTCAATTTCTTCAGCCCTTGTCAGCTGCATTTTCATCTGCAACCGCCACAAAACCACAATAGTTTTTCGCCACGTTGCCCGCGCTGGTAGCCAAATTCGTCAACTTTTGCCAGCATTGAGCATTTGTCGCATTGTTCCATTTTGTATTCGGCTACGACTTCACCGTTTTTTAATAGTTTGCAAATGCGTGTTTGTGGATTGATTAGTTCAATGTAATCACTCATATTTGTGGTTTCCATGTGCCGTCACTGGTAAAGACGTACCAAACGGGTTCACACTGATCAGGCTTGCGCCCAACGCATGAGTAATTAGCCCAATCCTTACCCGTTTTGGCACTTTTTCCAGTTCGCCAAACGCGGTGACCATGACGGCACTGCGGTGCTTCAGCGACTAATTCGCCACCCAGTTGTTTTTTGATTTCGTCCATTGATGAACCCAGTGACGGGATTCCAGCCTGCTCAGCGGCTTCAGCCGTTGCGTGACTAGGCACGTCGCCAAATTTGGTTGTCCAGTAATCGTAATCTTTCTCAGCGTTTGCAATTTTGGCTGTTGTGTTTTCGATCTGCGCCATGACTTCACGCACCGTACGTTCAGCCCCGCCCATGACCAATTGCTGCACCCTCATAATTGCGCTGGTGACGGTATCTTCAACAAACCAACGTTTCATGTTTTGCTGATACGCCCCAACGTAGCCGTGGGCGTAATCAATGCCCGCTGGCAATACGTCGTCATAATTGCGAAACGCTTTGGCTTCAACTAGAACGTAGCCCTTCTCAGCACTAAATTCCACTATTCGCGTTTCAATTCTGCCCAATGGGTAGTTTGCCAACCAGCGTTCCAAACGCTCGCGGCTTGCTTCATAGTTGTCTAAAAATCCCATTACTTCACCGCCTTGTTTGCAATGTGGCGTGTGATTGCCTTACGGCGTGCAATGCCTTCACGCTTTCCGTCTTTGAAACCTTTGGCGTATCCAACCGCAGCTGACATGACTAGCAAAATCACCAGCATGCTCAAACGACCCAATGTTGCTGGGTCTAGTAGATCAAGTACCATTTTGATTTCTCCCGAATCTAGGCGATAACGACTACCACCTGCCATAAGGGTGAAGCATGATCAACGCGCCGTCAAGAACCTTGCGTATTTGTCGGCGTGTCGAACGGCTTTGGCTTGGATTTAAGTCCGTTTCCAGCAAGTACGCCGCCCAATGAACCAGTTAAAAAAATTGCCAGGGTTTTCAATAAGTCAATGAACGCTGCGTCATTTGGTGCTTGACTGCCAATTGGTTGCGTGACAAAAATGAGCGCGTAGGTTATTCCTAGCGTCACAATAAGAAAAACCGCTGCAAGTGTTGACCCAATTATCAAAATCAGTTGGGCGTGGACTTCCTCAGGGGTTTTGCGTCGTGCTGGTACTTCCCGTTTTAATGCCAAGAATGTCGTCAGTGCATGTTCCAGTGGGGAGGCATTGCGGTTTTTTACATTCGGCTTTTGCCCAGTTGTCGAATTCTTGGCACTCATAACGTGTCCAACCCTGATACCCGCAAGCGGTAAGTAATAGTCCGCACGTGAGGACTATTACCACCGCCGCAAGTTTTCGGGTCACTTCCCCGTTAGCCCGAAACTTTTGTCATTTGGATTTAACCAGCGCAAAATAACTGGTGCAACCGCTGCGACGCCTGCCATTGCAAGTGTCTTTGGGTCTTGTACGCCTGCAAGGTATAACGCAAGCGCGGCTGCCATAAAACTTCTAGCCCATGAGGCTGTTAAGGCTTTGGCTTTGTCCATTTTGTTTTCTCCTTTGTCGGCTTTACTCCCGATTTTGGTGTTTCTACTGTTGGGAATTCGCCCCTGTATGGGACAAACTTTGGAATTCCAAACCCAACAATTTCTGTTCCTATCTTTCGAACTTTGACCATAACCATGCCGCCATTGCGCTGATCACCTGTTCCGCTGGTGTTGCCTTCAATGGTCATGCAATGTTTGTCGTCAATTAAACCAACAACAATTCCAATGTGTGAAATGCGATCAATGCCGTCATGTGGAAAATCCATAAAAGCCAAATAACCTAATTGCGGAAGATTTGACCAACGTGAAGTCTCTTTAAATTTATGTGCGCCAATAGCAGTGCCAACAACTGAATGAATTTTGACGCCCGCTTCCGCTGCACACCAATTGACAAAACTGCCACACCAGGGCAAACCGTCTGCCTTTGTAAATTTGCCATACTTGGTCAGGTTGTCGCCTTCCTCAACCGTCCCAATTTCAGCTGCGGCAACTTCGATCAGCCGTGCATTTGTGCCGTCGGGATATTTCATGCGGACGGTTTTCCAACTGTTAAACCAGTCGGCAATGGCTTCTCATAATCCCATTTTTTAATGTACGCGCCTACACCGTCGGAATCATCTTGCAAAATGATTTGTGTGTAAAAAATATCCGTTCCGACAAGATCAGGATACTTTGCAATAATTTGGTCATATAGTGTCATTTAATTACGCCCTTATCCAAACGCCGTTGAAATTTGATTCTTCATTTGTAGAACCACCAACAATTCTTGGGCTGGTTCCAGCACCAATCAGCGCATAAACTTCAACGTAATCGGTTGAGCCGTTGAAATAAATTACACCTGAAACTTGCGCCGTACGTTGTGCGCTTACATAGTCACCAAAATTGTTAATATAGCCCGAACCGTTTTTATAGATATTTACAAATGAATAATTGTTAGCACTTGACGCGGTTTGGACGCTAGTATTTATTTGGTAATAACCTGCCGTGGTTGGTGTAAATCTGTAATTTGTAGTTGTGTCATAATTTGAAGCGGTGTCAAATCTTTCCTGGTTAAAAGCAACTTTTGTCCATGTGCCCGCGGAAATGCTTTGCGTTGAATCACGATAAGCAAAAAATGCTGGACCACTTGCGGCAGTTTGCGTCGCCCATTTGATTCCCGTCGCAGCTGTTGAGTCAGCCGTTAACACTTGACCATTTGTTCCAACTGCTAAACGCGCAGGGGTGTCATTTGCTGTTGCAGCAATCAAATCGCCTTTCGCGTCCACAATGGCGTTTTGAATTGCATTTGAATCATCTTGTGCAACCCATGTGAACGCCATGTCGGTGTTTGATGTTTTGGACAAAACTTGACCAGTTGTTCCACCCTTGAGACCTGCCATTGACGTGTCAACGGCTTGACCAAAGACTTCAAAATCTGCGGGAAGATCAGTCACCAAATCGGTGCTGGTTGGCATTTGCCACCCAAAATTGCTTGTTGGATTTGTCATGTTTTCTCCTTATCAGGCAACAATTGTTGCATTTTCCCAATCTAATGTCGGCGACACGCTAGACCAGGTTTCAAGAATTGAAACGTCGTTCCAGCGCATTGCCTGTAACGAATATGACAATGGTGACAACAAAACGGTCACGCTCAGTTGGTTGTAACTTGCTGAAAATGTCCAGCCTTCCACAAAGCCCTGAAAGGTTCCCGAATTCATATTCAATGGCAAATTGGTAATTCGTAAAGGTTGACCCATAAAAACGGTGATAAGTGCGTCTCTGTCAGAATTGTCAATTTCAGGATTTGTCAGGTCAAACGTGATTGCTTTAAAAATAGGCTCAGGTTGAGCGCGTAGGGATAAATAAAAATTTGCTTGGGAAGTAGCGTCAGCGGCATTGTGCAACGTAGTCGTAATGATTTGAGCAAGCGTGCCAAATGTAGCGATTGAGTCCGCGTCACTGGCAGATCGTTCACTGCTGCTAGTTGCGCCATATTTGATTGTTAATGAATTTCGCACGTCCCCAGCGCGGGTTTGAATGTTTAATCCTCGTGCGCGGGCTTGATTAGCGTCAATGTCAACGTAACCATTTGCAGCTAAATAATTTACTCGGTGTGTGCTATCAGCATAACCAATTGCACCTGTTGGCGATTCGTACAAATATCCCAAACCTGATGTTGCTAAGGCTGAAACCAACGAATAAACGTCAATTCGTGAACTTGAACGTGCTGCTAATTCGTAATTACCTGGGCGATCAATTTCTCCTAAACCAGCATTTTCAGCCGTTGCCCATGTTATTGTTGGGTCGTAAGCAGCCCATGTCAACGCGCCTGCAACCTGCGCCCATGTGTTAAACAAACTCCCACTCAAAACGTCATAAATCTGATCACCGTCAAATTTTTTGGACAAAACCCCGTTTGTCAACACTTTTGGCAAACGTGCCAAAGCACCCAGCGCAACAATTGTATAGGTTTGCGTGAACATGGTTGAGCCTACGTCGCGCACTTCCAAACCAATATCCACAACATTGCCGCCAAAAATGGCTACAAATGTTCCTGAAGTGTTTTTGATTTCTACTGATATGGTGGAATTAATTGAAACTGGGATTGCGGTTTGGTTGACGTCAATTAACTGAACGCTGACGTAACCTGCCTGCGCTTGCTCATAAATATTTGTCCGCCCGCTAGTAATTGCAAGATTTGCCAAAACCGCCGTTGTATATTCAAGCCCGTCAATTTCAACTTTCCAAACGGGCGACCA